ACTTACTGCTTATTATGCAGCTTGTGAAAAAGTAAAAACTGACAATCCAAAACCATGATTGACTTAAAACAAAAACTTGCAGCCCTTCAACTTGAGAAATCAAGAATTGAGGAGGAATTTGAAAACACAAATAAATATCAAAATCAATTAAGACAAAATCATGCTCAAATACTTGGTCAAATTGAACTTTGTAGTGAATTAATAAACAATACTGATCCTGTACCAGTTGAAGCTGAAAAAAGTTAAAAACTAGCTATTATCAGACTTTATAACAAATAAAATGTTTCGTGCATTAGCTCCTGTTGCTGTTTTAGCAACATTTTCAGCTCCTTGTTTTGCTGGCTTTTATACAAATGTAGAAGTTAATTCTTCATTTACTGGGTCAAATTATTCTTCAACAACAACAGATTTACATTTAGGCTATGAAAATAGCTTAGGCAACTCAGGTTCATGGTATTTACAGGGTGGCCCTGCTTTTATTACTCCTGATGGTGGAGACAGTTCAACTGAACTTTCTGCAAAAGTTGGTGGTGGGTTTGATGTCACTGAAAAAGTAAACATTTATGGTGAGTTCTCTTTATTGACAGATACAACCAATACTTATGGCACTAAAGTTGGCTTGAAGTGGTCATTTTAGGTTCTAAGTTTCGTACCATATAACTTACAAATACATAAAAAGGTGCTAGACCTATTAATAACAAGAGCATGGTCATTGTTAAGGCTGGCATTGTTAAATTCACTAGCACCTTTTTTATCATGTTCAGTAAAATAGCTAATTTATTATCAGTAATTAGCTTTGTTTTGTCAGTATCAATAATCGGTACTGGAACGTTTGGTTACTTTTGGTTTAAAGCAAATAGAGACACGATTCAAGAAAAACTTGTAAAACAAATTATGAGTCAAATAAAATTACCTAATTTAACAAGTCCTGCATTACCTACAGCACCAGTAGGAAAAAACATACAACTTCCAAAGTTTTAAATGAACTGTTGGCACTGCAAAACTGAACTTATTTGGGGAGGAGATGACAGTTTAGATGAGAGTCATCCATTGGGTGATACAACTTTATCCGAAGAGTTCTGCATGGTTTCTAATTTTACATGTCCTAAATGTAATGCCTATGTAGAAATGTATTTACCTAGAAATGCCTGATATAAAAGATATACAAATACAGCCTATAAATATACCTGCAATCAATAGTCGTCAAATAAGTCTACCAGCATTAACCACACCTAATCTTCCTGTTGATGTTCCTTTAGGATTTCCAATTGTTGAGATGCCTTGCGTTGTGACAAGAAAGGCCGAGTATGAGAATAGTGCATTGATTACAAATGATCCAAAAGGAAATGTGGTCTTATGTCCCAGTGGGTATCCAACGTATAACGCAATGGAGTTCACGCCCAATGAATTTACATACGCACAGGAAGATCAACCCCAAAGATACGAAGAGCCAGAAATACCAGCCTCGGACGCAAAACCACCAAAGAAAACAGAACAATGTCCACCAGACGGAGCACCAAAGGTAGGTACAAAAGTAGAAGACGGGAAAAGAGAAATAATTAAATATGAATTAGTAGGAAATAGATGTGTCACTAGATATAAAGAATTAACAGTAAAACAACAGATAGTAGATGCAATACCTACAGTTCCGCAGGTAATAAAAACAGGGTCGATAACTTTGGTGGCGACTAGCGTTGCATTAAGTTCGCCAATTTTATTAAAGGCTGTGAAACCGATACTCCAGCAGGTTATTAAGAAGATCAAAAAGATATTAGGTAAAAAAGTAAAACGACCAAACTTATCAGAAAAAAGAACTAATTTTTATCGGGAGAAGAGGGGTTTACCACCTTTGAAGGTAAAGTAATACGATGTCTATGCGGTAATACTTGTCCCATTTTGGGTTTTATTATAACGTCTTTACAAAGATCAAAATAAGGAGAATTTGGAGCAAACTCAATACCCTTCAACTTAAGCTCGCCACAGTTCTTGAGACGAGCGATGTGGTAATTGAGTTGTGAATCCATGAGCAGTTGTTTTGTTCTAGAATTTTGAGTGTCAACACTTTGCTTGCACCTTCTTTGAAGTGAATTATCTAATGGAACGGAAAATGTCATAGAAAAACCGAGGTTCAAAGCGTGGTTGTCCTTCTGTCCTGTTCTATTTAAAGTGTGGTGACTTATAGATCCGTCATCATTGTATTGTGGTTGTTGATAGTAATATTCTCTAGGTAAAGAATATTGATGAGAATCAGTAACAAAAGGACTAAAAGTTAACATCGGGCCTTGACATAAAATATTACCTCCATATTGATTTTGTATTAAATTACCTTGCAAAGATTGTATTGCCATATTTGTAACTGAACCACTAGAATTAGCTACAGGAGCTGCTGTTTGAGAGGTATTTGATAATACTTTAGGTGTAAATATGCAGCTTATTATTGTGAAAATACTGAGGTAGTTTCTGTAACACTTTCTATAGATGTTGTTCTTTGTATTGTTGTGTAATTTGAAAGACCAGGAGCTACATAAGTTTCTACATATTGGAACGGTTGACCAGTATTTGTAATTGTGACATTCGGTTTGTTTGTTAAATCTGCTCCCGTCCATTGATAAGAAGTACCATTTACTGTTTGTTGTATAGAGGTAGGGTTGGGGGATATAGAACCATCAATAGAAAGATTTGTACCATTTAAAGAATATGTATGGCCTGTATTGTAATCATGGCTTACTATATTTTCAGTGACAGTGCTTGTGGTGCGTGTCACTGCCGTCATACTGCCCTGAGTAAAATTTGGCACAACGGGAACTGCTTTACAAGGCAAAGGTATTAAAACAAGTAGCAGAAATAATTTCTTCAATCAACCAAGGTTTCAATAATGGATGATGTTGTGCAATTTGAACCAGCCCCTCCTGTTCCAGAACAGGTATGCACTCCAGAACTGAGACTCGTTATTGCCAAACTGCCTTGTACTCCACCACTTCCAACAACTGTACTTCCACCAAGAACAGGCAATGTACCAACAACACCAGAACTCACAGTCGCACTCTGAGTTGAACTATCACCAAGAAAAAGGCTTTCGGTCTTGGAGAACGCTGAACCGCTTGTCGTTACAGAGGTATCTGTATGAATTAGAGCAGGAACGCCAGAAGAAACGCTGCTCAATGACAAACCTCCGATCTTTCCAGAAGTCGTGGTTGAATCTGCGGTCACGGAGGGAGTTATGTTAGATCCAGATAAACTATAAATAGTGGCTGCTCTTGAAGTCTGTGTATAAGCCTGGTCAATACTTATAGATGCACTCGTTTTTATAGAGTGCCTCATATCTGCAAATACTGGAGATGAAAGAAGAAATAAAAGAGGAAGAAATTTTTTCATTTTAGTTTTCCTGTTTGTGGGTCAATTTCTTTTCCTGTTAAAGGATCAGTTTTGACTACTTGAGCACCTTCAATTTTAATGGGTGTTTCAACTCTAATTGTTTGATAATTACCTTGTGAACTAGTAATCATTGTTTCCATCTCTTTTTTTGTCATTGGCTTATCTTGTGGAGGTACTTCATACGTGCCATCACCTTTCTTCTTAGCTGACTTCTCTAGTCCAAAACTAGCTAAACTTGAAGCCAATAAAGATGCCGGAAAAGTTATATCCTGCTTTTCTCCACTTGTAAGTCCAGGAATCTTAGGTAAATAATTTAATGTAACGAGAGCCCCACTCCAAAAAACCACAAGCAAACGCACTGCAATACTGACGTATTCAAATTGCTCTTCACGATCAGGAACTTTATCTTTTAATTTTTCTAAAAAGTTCTTTGGTTTTGTTTCATCCATAAAAAATAAATGCAATATTAATACTAATATAGGTAAAAACTATGTTAGAGGCTGCAATAGGGGCTGCTGCAACTGCTGTTTTAATGATGTTGGCAAATATCAGTAACAGAAGAGATGCGGATATCAGAGAAATTTTTAAAAGATTGAACCAATTAGATAAATCAGTGGCATCATTAGAACAGTCATTATCTCAACCACAACCTCCAAATAGAAACTGGAGAAATAGATCTAATTCATAAACAACAAAACCCCAGGGTGATGGGGATTGCACAAGAGGTTTTGTTGGACTCATTTAAGAATCATGCCAACATTAACGTATTTGTATAAAGTTGGAAAGTATCTAACAAAAACATCATGGTAAGAATTTTTAAACCAATATTGCTTGCTTTTGTAAAGACTAAAGCATTTAAAAAATTGATGGTTGATTGCCTTAGAGCATTAAGTAAAATTTCGACAAATAAACTTGATGACCAAGCTGTTGATTTTATTGAACAACGTTTATTTAATTTGCCTTCTAGCAAACCATGACACATAATAAAAATTTATGTGATTGCCCTCATTGCCAAGAACTGAAAAAGCAACAAACTAGAAGCGAACAATGGCAAAAAACAAAAAAATGCAAGATGATTTATTAGAATTTTTAGTTGCTGATCCAACTCCTGAAATAGAATTTTTAATTGAAAAAAGGTCAAGAGAAGTAAAAAATGAACAAGATGTTGCAGCAGTAAAAAAATATTGCATTGCTTTAATAAGGGAAAATGTTTATAAAGATAATATTATGAGTGTTTTGCTTGGTGAATACATAAAAATACAAACTTTAAAAGCAGAAAAAGAAAAAAATAGATTTAATATTTCTATTGCTATCTATTTAATTAAAAGATCAATCAAAAATATTTTTGTTACAGTAGCAATAAAATTTTTTAAAATCGTAGATAAATTTAATTAATTAATTAATTCGTTATAAAATACTTTATATGATTTTTTATCAATGCTAATTTCAGGATATTGAATTGTGTACCATCTATGGTTGCAGGCAATACATAGTCGTCTTCTAATTTGTATATACTTTTTATTTGTTTTTGTAGATACCACTTGTTGTTTTGTAAATTTATTACAATTTGGACATTTAATTAAATTTAATTTTTTGGTCATAAAAAAAAGGGGCATTTGCCCCTATTATCTAGGTTCTAATATTTTACATAGGAACCTCAACTTTAGGACGTTGTGGCAAGGTATATTCGTTTACATTTAATTCAATACAACATCCAGCAGAACCATCTCTTTTTTGGAATGCTTTTAAAATACAAGAACCTGAAACAGTTACTTGATTACCTTTTGATAAGTATTTTATACCTTTTAACTTATCACCCCAGACAGTGCAATCAATTTGATTTACAATTTCCTCTTCACCTCTTTTTTTGTTAACTAAAACACGAAAAGAAGCAAATTTAAAGCCGTTTTTGGTTTCTTTAAATTCAGGATCAGCAATAAGATAGCCAACAGCAGTTACATTAAGCATTGTTTTCAGTTGTGATAAAGGTGGATTGCCATTCTTCAATATCGCTTCTTAAATAGCGTATAAATTTAGAATGGTTGTTTGGTTTTCTGATAGTTGTCCATTTTGGACCTATCGGTTTCCCTTTTCGGGTTTTGGTTCTCCATAACCTTAGAGTTTGAGTTTTTACACCTAATTCCAAGGCTAGTTGGTCTGTAGTTAATAATTCATTAGTCATCTTTTGATAGGATCATTAAAAAAAGTTCACTGCGTTGTTGCTCTGATATTTCGTTTTTATTAAAGCGTCTTTCTATATTTTGACGTATTTGATTAAGTTTTTCAGGATCAGTATTTTGTTCTATAAAATTTTTAGCTTTATCAAAAAAAGAATTTTCTTCTGTTTTAAAAGAATTTTTTTCTGCTTTATTTGTCTTCCAGCTTTTATCTTTTCCGTTATAAAGAGATAGACCAAATTGATTGCCAAACTGCATCAAGGCTCTTTTTCGTGCATCGGTTTCTGCTTCTTTAATAGCTGACTCTATATTTATACCAAAACCTTGTTTGGTGTTGCCATGACCTGCACCAGTGCCCTCTCGTATAACATTACCAACAGTTATTTTAACCTTGGCAATATAAGTAACATTATCGGGTTCTGCATTAACCATAGTTGTTTCTATAGTTTCGCTACTCCAACCATCGAAACCAAAAATACGATTAGCTTCATTAATTACTTGCCAGCCTTCGACATAGGCAAGTTGGAATGTTCCGGCTCGGTTGCCGTCACGTTCTTTAACATTTTTAGCGAGTATAGGTTCACTAAGTTGTTCAATTTGTTTTTCTGTAAAAGTCATTTTTTTATAGGGGTTGTAAATGCCCATCGGGGCAAGGATAGAGTTTGAACGCTGTCTTGTGACCATGAAGGCCAATAATCAAGCATTTGACATTCTGCTATTTGCTCAAGGGCATCCCTTGAGAGTCGTTGGCCTTCTTTTAATGCTTCTGTATCTAATTCATAAGTTGCAACGTCATACGGATATTC